ACCAGCCAGGGGCGGCTTCGGATCCAAGCGATCTGTCTCCTGGCGATTGGCCGCCTCGAGGAGCTCGACGCGATCGTGCTAGCGAACCACGCCGCGCGACAACTTGGCGGCCAAAAACGTGCCGAAGTGCTCAAGGCCCGCCGTGACGAGGCAGCTAGCACAGGGTAAGCGTCGACTTCCAAGGCTTTCCCATCCATCCTATCAATCTGAGTCCAAGGCAATCACGTTTCGTTGAGGAATACCTCGTCGACCTCAATGCGACACAAGCCGCCATCCGCGCCGGCTACAGTGCGAAGACGGCCGATGTGCAAGGCCCGCGGCTGTTGGGGAATGTTCGGATTGCTGCGGCGATTCAGATGGCACAGGCGGCGCGTGCCAAGCGGACCGGTCTCACGCAGGATCGGGTGCTCGCCGAACTTGAACTGCTCTCATTTTCGGATGTCGAGCATTACACCGTCGACGACAACGGCGACCTGACGCTCGCGGCCGGCGCGCCAGCCGGCGCGATGCGCGCGCTCTCGTCGGTGAAGCGCAGGATTACGACGCGCGGGTCTGGCAAGACGAAAGAAGTGACGCGCGAGGTCGAGATCAAGCTCTGGGACAAGCCAGGGCCGTTGAAGTTGGCCGGGCAACATGTGGGCCTCTTCAGGGAACTCGGCGAGAAAGGCAATCCGTTGCACGTGGCCACTAAGGTGAGTTTCGGCGGTCGCTACAAGCCCACAACGGAGCCGGCCTAAATGTATGTGCTGCTGTTGGTGGTCACGCTGATGGGCGGGCCCGCGCCGCTGCCGGCGAATGTGCACGAGCTGGTGATCCGGTGGGGCCCGATCCCGAACACGCCACAAGAAGCGTTCTTCGACGACGACACGCCAGATGCAAAGCTGCTCTTCGCGGGCGGCTACGGCGCCGGGAAGACGATGGCCGGCGTCGCGAAGATGCTGAAGCTGTCCAGCGTGAATGCCCCCCTGCCCGGGCTGATGACGGTGCCGAACTTCGGCCACGTCCTGGACACCATCATCCCGACAATCGAAGACCGCGACGTGGAGACCGGCGAGCCGTGGTTCCTCGAGCCGTCGCAGTTTCACTATCACCAGACAAACCACATCCTGACCTGGGACGGCGGTGGCCCGATTCACTTCTTCTCGGGTTCCGAGCCAAAGTCCATCAAGGGCCCCAACATGGCCTGGGGCGGCGTGGACGAGCCGGGCATCCAACCGTACGAGGCGTGGCGCAACACGGTCAACCGCGTCAGAAATCCGCGGGCCGTCCTGCGGCAGGTCTTCGGCTCGGGCACGCCGGAAGGGCTGAACTGGCTGATGGAACAATTCGGCGAGGAAACCCGCGAGGGCTATCGACTCTACACGATGGACACGCGGCAGAACTCCGAGCTCTTGAAGCACTTCCCTGGCTACGTGGACCAAGTGCGACAGAACGCGACCGATGCCGAGATCGCGTCCTATCTGGGCGGGAAGTTCTCGAATCTCCTCGGTGCGCTGGCTTATCCCTCATTCGAGACGGCGCAGCACTGGCGGCTCGGGATCCAAGCCGATCGGTCACTGCCGTTGCGCGTGTCGTTCGATTTCAACGTCGCACCGATGGCGTGTGTCATCGGCCAACAGACGAGTGGTCCATATGGACCTGAAGCACACGTTGTGGATTGCGTCACGGTGTACGACTCGACGGTGATGGCGACCTGCGCGGTCATCGTTGAACGCTATCCGTCGTGGCCGGCGGGGATGTTCATTTACGGGGATGCGACCGCGCAGGGCCGCACCACCGTCAACACGAAGACCAATTACGACATCATCCGTGAGTTACTCCAAGGCATTGGGCCGATCACGTTTCGTGTGTCCACAAGCAATCCGTCCGTGTCCGCGCGACTCAACGCCGTCAATGTGCTCCTCAAGAACGCGGCCGATCGGCGCCGGTTGTTCATTGCGAAGACCGAACCGGCACGAGAGTGTCGCACGCGGCCCTTGGTGCTCTCCCTGCAACAGACCGTGAAAAAGACTGGGACCGACGACCTGGAAAAGAAAGCCGGTGAGACCGTCACGCATCATGGCGATGCGCTCGGCTATTGGATCGCCAAAGACTTCCCGATTACGCGGCCGGGCGGCGCGGCCTTCGCGCATATTCCCGGTCTGTGAGGACTGAGGCCAGGATGTCGCACAAGTTGAACAGCTTGAAAACCCAACGGGTCGCGGCGAACCATTCCATCGACACGCTGGCGAAGAAAGCCAATGTTGGCGATGGAACCATCGTGACGGCGGAGACGGGCGGGAACATCGGCGTCGATCCGTCGCAGCGGATCGCCGATGCGCTTGGGGTGAGCCTGGTCACCTTGGGGAAAGAGGACTACTGACGATGGAAACGCCCAGCGAAGGCGGGTCGATTCAAAGCTGGGATGACTCGGCTGGGACCGGGGTTATTGCGCTCGACGCTGGCGGGACGGCGACCGTTGCACGTGCGGCGGTCACCGCGCTGAACCCCGGCGATGCGCGGCAATGGCCAAGCGTGCAAGCCGCCTCGTTGTTGGTCGGTCAACGCGTGCTGTGTAAGACCGCGGCAGGCGCGGCCGTACTGGCTGTGCCCGATCCGAACGCGGTCGCCCTGGATGGAACCGGAGAACTCGCCTAGATGCCTGGCCCCACCGCGTCCGCTGGTGAACAAACCTCGGCCGTCAATCGACGGACGAACCGCATTTATCGGATGTGGCAGCCGATCTGGACAAAGCTCGCCCATGTGCGGGAAGGCATCGGCGGGTTTCTCGATGGCTCCTATCTCGTGGAGCATCCGCGCGAGTTTCTCGACCATACGATTACCCAGCAGGTCTTGATTGCGAACGCGGACGGCACGGGGTCTCGCACGGTCACCACGACAGTCCCTAATCCAAATCCGAAACTGCCGAGTCCCAAGTTGCTGCGTCGGCGTCGAATCGCCCGCTACGAGAACTTCGGCGGCAAGATTATCGACCAGATGAAGGCGGCGCTCTTTCGCGAAGAACCCATTCGTCGTGTGGGCGAACCAGGCCAAGAAACCCAGGAACGGCCGATCGAGGCGTGGTGGAAGAACATCGAGCGCCGCACGACGCGAAGTCGCACGATGCCAGCGCTGGCCCCTATCGGTCAGGACCGGACGACCAGCACGGGGGCTGCACGGACCTCCATTCGCAAGTTCTGGCCGCAAGCCTGGGATGCCGCGGCGACCTTCGGCCACATGTTCGTCGTGATGGATCGTCCTGTCGGGCCGAGCGCGCCGACGCAGGCCGATCAGTCGCAGCCCTTCCTGCGCATGTACACCCCGCTCGATGCGGTGGACTGGTTGCTCGACGATCAAGGCAACCTCGTCCAGATCAAGTTCCTCGAGATGGTGCAGCGCACCTCGCTCGAAGACGTGGAGCGGGTCATCAACTTCAACATCCGCACGTTCACGGAAACCTATTGGGCGCTCTATTCCCGAGACGGCGTGTTGATCGACGGGGGCCCCGTGCATGGTCAGCACCAGATGGGCCGCGTGCCGGTCGTCGTGTTGTACGCGAAACGGCGAAATCTCGTGCCGCTGATTGGCCATTCCGTGCTGGACGATCCGCAGATGTACGTGGACGTCTACAACCTGACGAGCGAAATCCGTGAACTGCTCCGCAATCAGACCTTCGGCATCCTCAACGTCCAGCTCGGCGCGGAGGAAAACCTCGAAGATGCGAAAACAATGATGGGCTCAGCCGTCGGGTCCGAGAACGTGCTCTTCTCGCGGGGGAAGGCCGATTACATTTCCCCCGCGGCTGAGAACATCAAAGCGCACCAGGAAGAGCGGACGAGTCTCATTCGGATGATCTATCGGCTCTCCGCGATTGCCTGGGAAGCGGACATGAAGGACGCCGAGGCGCACGGCTCGCTCAAGCTCAAACGCGAAGATCTGAATCAGATGCTGTCGGCGTTCGCTGACGAACTGGAACGGTCCGAGCTGGAGATTGCCGAGTTGTTCTACCGCGCCACGTACGGGCCGGACGCCTGGGAAGCGCGGATGGAGACGGATCAGGTCGTCATTCGTTATCCGGAGACCTTCGATTCGACGCCGTTCGATGTGGTGCTGGCGCAGGCGGAAGCCGCACTGGCGCTGGGGATGCCCCCGTCGTTCTCGAAGGAACTCAAGAAGCGGCTCGTCGTGAAGTTCCTCCCGGATCTGCCGCAGAAGACGCTGGACCAGATCAACACGGAGATTGACAACGGGACGGTCGAACCCTCCCCGTTGCAGAAGACGCTGGCGGC